TCGCACAGCACGAGCTGACCGCCGCCGAACGGGGCCACAACTGCCGGGCGCCGTCGTCGGCCGCATTGCATGCAGTGTTCTTTTTTTGCCCTCTTAAATTGAAACACCGCGCGCCTCCTGAGGAAAGATCCTGCGATACAAGGTCGCACTTGGTTCGCGCTTCTCGGCAGACCATCTGCGACCTCCAAACGCCACGAAGCTGGAAAATGCAGCGCATGCCTGGCCAGCGCGACACCGCGCGACATGAGGACAGCACAAACAGGGCGGAACTTCAAACTCCCACCCATCGGTCTCAGCTTTCACAATCACGCCCGTCATACGCGCGCCTCCAGTGAAAAGAACCGCTCAGTGCTCCCGCTGCCTCAACGGCAGCGAGGTCGATGAGCGTCACCCCCGCACCCGGCATCTAACTGTGTGCGTTGGCCGATGGCAGACGCCGACGTATCGGCGTTTCGCTGCCACGACCGCTTCACCGATTTAGAGGCCCCCAGGATGGGTGAACCGGCTGCGGCCGCTCTCGATATTTGATGAACGCGAGTCGATGAGCTGCTCACGTGGCGCGTGCCTAAGGTGAACGCGCCCCTACGCAGAAACCTCTGTCAACCTTTTTGCCACGCAGTCTGCTGCTGCCAAAATTCCGCATTTGCTGCATTGATGCTGTCCGGCGTCGCACGCGAGAGGCCGCGCCCGCTGTCAGTTGCGTGGGTCTTGCCCAACTTGTCGGCCCAATACTTGTCATTGATCTGCTGCACGTCCTGGGGTGTGGCGTGACCGAACGCTAACGCGCCCGCCGGTCCGGGGTCAGCCTCGCTGTTGCCCAGATCGTTGCCGAAGTCCGCGAGCGCGACCACAGCCTGGCTCAGCGCGTCCTTCTGCCGAGCTGCGCCCTTCACGCGGCGCAATGCGTCAACCACTGCGACCACCGCGTTGCCTACCGGCTGCAAGTCGCCCTGCCAAAGCAGACCGCCGTCGTAGCCGCTCATCGTCGCCATGCGCGCGGACCACGCGGCGTTTTCGGCCGGGGTTGGCGGGCTGATCACCGTGTCGTGAAAGCGGAAGCGACCGCGCTCCTGCTGACCCTTCCAGCTGAGCTTGGAAGGCGCGGCGTCCGTGGTGCGCACAGCATCGGTCGTGAAAACGCGCGGGAGCATCGAGCCCATCGTGCGAAAACGCTTCTTTGCAAGACTCATGTCATGTACTCCAAAGTGAAAAATGAAATTTGAATAAACAATTCACGCCGCGACGTCCTCTTGGACCCCGTCGCCAGCGATCATGCGCTCGCGTCTCGCCCGCCAGTCGCGGAAGGCCGGGACGTCGCCCAACTTTTCCAGGTTGATGGCGATGTCGCGCGCATCGATCAGCGGCCCATAGAGCCGATCCAGAACGCGCACCGTGGACTCCGGAACAATCCCGATGGCGTCGATGGCGGCCGCGATAGAAAAGTGTTTGAGCTTCGTGCCCAAGCGCAGGGCTTCGTCCAAGTGATGGGCGACCTGGTTGGCGCGCTCCACGATCTCATCTCTGAGTACTTTGTCCACCGCCCGCACCACCATCGCTTCCGCCGTGCGCGCTTCCATTTCGGCGTGGGCGTGCTCGCCTTTTCGGTCGGAGAGGCGCTTGAGCGCTAGGGCGTGATCTTTCTGAGCGGATTCGAGAACCAGGGTCGCTGCGTCGAAGGCCTCCCGATCCCGAGCTGCCTCCACCGGGCGCTCGCGCTCGCGCACATTGAACAATTCATCTGCCACTTCCTTTTCCGCGCGCTGCACCGCTGAAGCGGCGGCGGCTTCTGCAGCTCGTAGGCGGCGACGTGTCTGTTTCAATTCATCCAGTGTCATATTGATTTTCCTCATGACGCGAGTTTCTTCCACAGCTCAAGAGCATGTGTCGTCGGGTTGAACGCGATCATCAACGCATCCGCCAAGTTCGGCGAGCGCATGCCGTCCGGGGCTTTTTCGATCACGACTTTGCCGGTGGCGTTGATGGAGTATGCGATCTGCGACAATTCGCTCTGCAATTGCAGCAGCTCGGGGAGATCGGGCGAAAGCGAGATGATTGCCTCCGGGTCGACGGGCATCCGCTCCACGATCGCGCGATAAGTCTGTTGGAAGCGAATGCGCAGCGCCCACCACGCCTGACTTTTGGCGTTCAGGAAAAAGTCTTTGTTCTTGCGCTTCGGCACCATCTCGCTTTCTGGTTTCGCCACCCCTGCCGAACCCCGGAATGGTTGATCGTGAATGCGGGGCAACCCTGCGGATTCGCGTTGCGCATTGATCACGTTCGCGTCGCCGCGAACTCCGGCACCTAAACCGTCACTGTCGAAAAAGAGCGACTCGTGCCCAAGCTCGTCGCACAACGAGAAAGCCCGCACGACGGTCTTGAAAATGTCGCCGCCCTTCCCGCTCCAAGACTTCAGGGCCGTGAGCACCACGCCGTGCCGCGCCGCGAATGCGCACAGATCGCGCCCTTCGTCCGCCACGTCCAGCGCCGCGAATTTCATGCCGGTGGGCGGCAGCCCGAGCTTCAGGTGCGCACCGATTGCCGCGTTCACCCAGGCTGGCGGGATGAGTTGCCCTTCGACAGACGCGTGATACGAGATGTCGATCTCTTGCGCCACTGTGACAGGATCGAGCGTGGCGGATTGCTTCGCATACCAGGCAGCAGACTTGCGCGGATCCTTCGTCCAGTGCGCAGTGAACACTGGCACCTTGCCGCTGAAGCGCTTCTGTGCGAAGGGGTTGTTGAGCCCGTTGACGGACGAGATATCCTGGCGGCAGTTGGTATTGGCAGAGAGCGATGCTTCGATCAGCTCCGGCCGCTCAAGATGTGCTGCCTCGTCAACTATATACAGAGACGAGCGGCCACCACGCCCAATGTTGTCGCCCGCCTCACCAATGATCGAGCAGCCGGTTTCCGGGAACACGAGCCGCATGTGCGCGGAGAGCATTCGCGCGCGGAACTCAGCGGGCAGGCGTTCGTGAAACATGCGCGCTTTGTGGAACAGCGTGTTCGGGTCAGCGCCGTTGTCCAAGAGCTGTTCTTTGCGCGAGCCGATGCCAATCGTCAGTCCCTTGTGCAGCGTGCAAAGCACTACGCTGAGGCTCATCGCTAGCCAGGAAAGGCCCATGTCTCTACTTTTTTCCGTGAGTCCGTTCTCTCCGGCGCGCCACCGCTCCATCACGAACCGGCACCAATCCACTTGCGCAGGGAAAAGGACGAACGGGATCTGCGCCGGCAGACCGCGCTCGATGAGTCGCGGGTCGTGCGTGACGCCGAAGTCGCTGATCATCTCCCAAGGCTTCGCCCGGTAATACGCAAACATCCTCGGCAACGCGGACTCAGGGTTGGCACGAATGCGTGCGAGGCGGGCGGCGCGCTCCATGTGAATGGAGGCGTAATCGGGCGAGCGCCAGTTGAAAGGCTTCGGCGCGGAGACGGCTGTCGTGGCGGCGTTCATGCGGCGAGGTTCTTCGAAATGGCTATGCCCGCGTCGATCACCACTCTGAATCCTTGAGCGCGGAAACGCGCCTCGATTGCTCGAATGTCGTCAATCACCAATTTCACCGCGTGGAAGAACTCTGCTTGCGTCATTAGCTTTGTCTCCGTCATGGCAACACCAGCGCGAGCAATATGCTGAGTAGCGTGGCCACAGACAGCGCAGCCCATCCTGCGAAGATCGTCACAACAAGCGGCTTCATGCGCGCTCCTGCCGGTTGGCCTGCTCCGCCATCCATTGCTTCGCCGCCTCAACGTCACTCATCGTGAACACTCGCCATCCGGTCTGCGTGCGCGCTGGAGATATGACGCGCGCCGCTTCCATCAATCTCAAGCGCACGTTGTCGCACCCGGTCAGCCGGCGGAAGTCAGCGAAGCCCAGTAGATCCATGTGCAACCCCTTTTCGCGGTCCAGTTGGTAGGCGAACTTTCCCTCGAAGTTGGGTGAATGGCTTACAGAAGAAATCACCGAAAACAGCCGATTAACCCGCCACAGGGTTTCCTGCGTCACGTTCCGGCGGGCCGTGTACGCCGGATCGTAATCCTCATCGAATTCAGGGAGTTGAATGACAGTGCGGTTTGCGCGCAACCACGAAAACAACCAATGACCCACGAAAATGTGGGTTTTTTGGCGAGGGGGCGTTATTGCCCGAGCTTGATCATCAGAGCCATGCGCGCGGCTTTCGCCTCGTCGAAGCTGGACACATTCGAAGTGGGGTCGCCGGCCATGCTCGGCTGTGCAGGGACTGCGGGGAGGAATTCTGGGCCTTCGGTACTGGGGTCGGCCTCGGACGGCGCTGCAATGGTTTCCGGTGGCGGGGCAGCCCACTCGATGCGGGAGTAATCGAATTTCGGGTCGCCAGCGATTGCGCGGTAGGCCGCTTCGGCTTCCTCGGCGCTCGTCACCTTGATCGGGCCAGTGCCGCCCGCGAACATGTTGAAGTTGATCAGGGCGCCGCCGTTCGGCAAATTGACGGTCGACTCAGGCCGGCCATAACCTCTGTTCAGAAGTTCTCGGCAAGCGGCGATGACGATTGTTTCATCCGCGCTGCCCATCAATGCGGCGAGCCGCAGGATCGCGGCCGGGCCGTACTCTCGCGCCAGCTCGCGGATCTCTGCCGGGATCACGCGGGCGCCGGTCGGGTTGCCAGAGAAGCCCTTCACGAACTTGCCATGGTCGCGCGGCGCTTGCTCGGCGGATGGGCGGCGCGGGAGCTTCTTCGGCTTTTCGCGCTTGGGCTTACGGCTGGTCCTGCTCGCTGACATACGCCTTAAGTCTCTTCCATTCCGGATATCGGCGAGCAAGTTTCTCAAAATCCGGGGGGGAATTTACCGGCCAGGTTTCCGGCCAGGCCGAGGCGCGCCATCTTTTCCGTGTCGTTTTATTCAGGGCCACTTTTCTAATGGCCGGCGCCTAAGGAGAAAGGGTCCTTCCGGCCA